ATCGAAAAATTGAGCAGAATGAGAAGCCAAATTCAAGAGCAGATTGGAATTGACGCTTATGACAGTCTTGATTTGGGACCGGAGAATACTCCAATTACCGAAGTAAAGAAGGTCGGCAAATCAGGATTGGGAGATTTGGCAGGAACACCAGGGGCACAAAATGTTAAAGGCCCATTGGCAGGGATGGATCCTAGTGATGCAGGAGTATCAATTGATGGGTTATTCAAGCATGTCGGAAAGAAGTGGAACATGCACATGGATGCAGATAAATAACAACTAACTAACAAAGAGGTAAAAAATGAGAAGGATCGAGAACAAGAAGAGAAATGTGAATGTAGAGATTGTCAAGAAGTGGCGAGACGAACCGATTGAAAGAATGCTCAAACGCTTTTCAAAGAAAGTAAAAAGAGAAGGTATCTTAGAAGATTATAAAGAGAGGATGCAATACAAAAAGCCATCAGTTGCAAGACACGCAAAGAAGAGACGTTGTAAGCATCTTCAAGATATTGGGGCTTGGAATTAAGACCTTAAAGTAAATTTAATTATTTGATACTATTTATTGTAAGATAATGGGAGAAATGCAATATGTCAACAATGCTTGACCAGTCAATTATTGATGCAAACGAATTAAGAAAAGCAATGGAAAAGAATGCTGAAGGTATGCTTTTAGAGCGACATACTACAGAATTGAAAAGTATTGTTGAAAATCTTCTTAACGAGGAAGATCCAGAAGAAGAGATGAACGCTCTTGATTTTGGAAGTGAAGATGATTTGGGACCAGCAGAGCCTAACGATTTTGTTAATTCTATTCCATCTGCAGCAACTGTTGGCGAAAAACTTTGTGCATGTCCCGATGAAGATGAAGAAATTGAAATCAGTTTTACAGATCTTGTAGATATGGCAGAAGAAGAACCAGCAGACATTTCGGATATGCATGATAGAGAAACGATGGCAGATGAACTAATCGATGATGAAGATGAAATGGAATATAGTGATGAGGATTATCTTCGAGAAGATGTGATGGAAACATTGAAAGAGATGTTGGGGGAAGAGATGGAAGAAAGTAGAACAGTAAGAAAGCTTCCTCCTTTTGCGAAGGATGACCCATCAGACTACACTATTAAGAGAAAAAGAGGGAAGATTGGAAATGAGATTGATGTAAGCGGTAATGAAGTTGTATTTGGTCCAAATTCAAAAAGAACTGAGAAGAGAGACTTCGGGAGAAGTCGAAGAAGGGATCTGAAAAGAGATATCGATAGAGAATTTAAAGATTTGGACGAAAGCCTAGAAGACAACATCACTTCAACTGATACTATCGATCCTGTTCCTACTCCTGATGACGAGCTTGGCGGTGGATTATCTACTAGCGACGTTATTATGGACATCAACGGTCCCGAAGACATTATGACAGAAGAAGAGATTAATGAGATGTTGAAGGTGGATGTTGAATCTGTATCATCTGGCAATCAGAGGGCAAATAGAGCAGACTACAAAGACAACGAAAGAATTGAATTGGCAAGACTACAAGATACCAGAGTTAAAGAAGAGTTGAAAGAACTTAAAAAGAACTATAGCGAATTGTACGAGAGTAATAAAACAATTTCAAAGAAATACAATGGTTTGCTAGAAGTAGCAAATAAAATTAAGAATAAGCTAAATGAGGTAAACACTCATAATGCAAAACTACTATATACGAACAAAGTTTTGAATAGTGCCTCCTTGAATGAGCGACAAAAGACAAGAATTGTCGAAGCTATTGGGAAGACGAGTTCTGTAGAGGAAGCGAAGATCATCTTTGAAACACTTCAAAATGCAGTGAGAGAAATTTCTAAAAATAAGAAGTCTCCAAATTCACTGAATGAGGCAGTTAATCGAGGTTCATCGCAAGTAATCCTATCTGCCGGGAGAAATAAAGGACAGAAAACACTTGATGAGAGTAAGAACCCAGAATTACAAAGAATGCAGGTTCTTGCAGGAATCAAACAGGCTAGATAAACAAACAAGGAGGAACGTGAAAATGGGTACTATTATGGACAGTTTAGCTCAAGGCGTTGTACAACGTAACCTAGAGCAGGAAGGGCAAGCCCTTTTGGACAAGTGGGAAAAGACAGGTCTTCTAGAGGGAATCGGTGATGATCATTCTCGTAAGGGTATGGCATTGCTTCTAGAGAACCAAACAAAGGAACTTCTTCGAGAAGCTTCAACGATGGCTGCTGGTGACGTAGAAGGTTTTGCTTCCGTAGCATTCCCTATTGTACGTCGAGTGTTTGGTGGACTTATTGCAAATGAACTAGTATCAGTTCAGCCAATGAGCCTTCCATCAGGACTGATCTTCTTCCTAGACTTCACCTTTACAGATACTAAGCTTATGGCTGGTGCTCTTGCTGGTGAATCAATCTATGGTCAGGATCGAGTAGGTGCAGGTATCATCGACGGTGTCAATATTGAAGGTGGTGTTGGTGGATATGGTGATGAGTTGTGGAACCTTGAAAAGGGATTCTATTCACTTAACAACGCATATTCTGCCGCAACCGGTACGGTAGCATTATCAACGACTACAGTTCTTAGTGGCGCAATTGGTGATGGTGATGCAACTAGCTTGAACACTACACCAAAATTCGAAACTCTTGATGCTATGGTAGGTTATGACCCAGATATGATCGGTCTTAACGTTGCATTTGGTATCTTCCCAACCAGTTCTATTGAAACTGGTACTGGAAAGATGAACTTCAAGAACCTTGTGGCATTCCATGCTCCTTATGGTTCTGGTAGTATGGTAAGACGACATACCAATTACTTCATCGACCACGATCAGGCTGACGGACATTACATTGCTGTCGCACTTGTGGCAACTGGTAGTGAATCAACAAATGAGCTTTCTGGCGCATTGACTGGTTCTGTTACATTCAGTTACGCATACGCTGACAACTTTGAGGAAGGAACTGGTCTTGGAGCAATCAAGGGTACTACACTATGGCCTTTGGAAAACGAGACAGAGATTCCTGAAATTGACATCAAGATTGATAGCACTGCAATTACTGCAATGACTAAGAAGTTGAAGGCAAAGTGGACCCCAGAATTGGGACAGGATCTAAACGCCTATCACAACCTTGATGCTGAAGTAGAGTTGACAAGTATTCTGTCTGAACAGATTGCTCTTGAAATCGATCAGGAAATCTTGAACGATCTAGTCAAGGGTGCAACTGCCGGTACTTATTACTGGTCACGCCGACCTGGACGCTTTGTTGACCGTTTGACTGGTGAGCTTATCAATGTTCTCGAACAGGGTGACTTCACTGGTACTGTTTCTCAATGGTACGAGACCATGCTTGAGACAGTGAACGACATTAGCGCACAGATTCAACGCAAGGTGCTTCGTGGTGGTGCAAACTTCCTAGTTTGCGGCCCAGAGCTTGCCAATGTGTTGGAGATGACTTCTGGTTTCCGTGCAACCGTTACTGGTGACGAGGCCAAGGGTACCGCTGGTGTATTCAAGAGTGGAGCAATTAACAAGAAGTGGGATATCTACGTTGATCCTTACTTCCCACGTAATGTTGTTCTAGTCGGTCGTAAGGGTGGATCATTCCTTGAGAGTGGTTATGTATACTCACCTTATGTTCCACTACAGGTTACTCCTACTATCTTTGGTATCGAAGACTTCGTGCCTCGTAAGGGTGTCATGACTCGATATGCCAAGAAGATGGTTAGACCAGACATGTATGGCATTCTCATCGTGAGGGATTTGATGGGATAACGTAACCCTGTCATAACGTAAAGTAAAAAGGGGTACTCATTGATTTGGGTGCCCCTTTTTTTGTCTTTTATCTTGTCTTTTGTAAAAAAGGGTGCTAATTAGTATATAGCATTAAAGAAGGAGAAAGAAATGGAGACATGTTTAATTTGTGGAAAGGAAAAGAAAAGTAAAAGAGCATTGGCAACTCATCTTCAAATGGTTCACCACTTGAAATCAAAGGATTATACAATTCAATATATCTTAAAGGGAGAGCAACCAAAATGTTTGCTATGTAACAATGAGCCTCGTTATGTATCTTTTGAATTTAAACAATATTGCAAAGAACACAAGAACATTGCAGAAACAAAAGGAGGAAAGAGGGGAGGAAGAGGAGCGAAACTTTCTCTTGACGTTTTCGAAGAAAGATTAAAGGAATATTGTTCTTTAAGAAATGTAGAAGATTTGAACAATAGGTATGAGGATTATATTAGCCAGAACGAAAAGAACATTAAAGTAAAATGTAACAAGTGCGAAGAGGAATTGACGACATCTTTAAATTATCTAAGAGATCATAGTTCAATATGCGGGAATTGTAGAGATCGTTCTACGTCTGAAGAGACAAAAGGCAAAATTTCAAACACCTTAACGATGAAGAAGGAAGTATTTGAAAAAAGAGTACTGAATAAGTGCGACACGTTTAAAGTTTTAACAAAATATGAAGAATATGGCTCAAGAAAATTACAAAAGAAACTGAAAGTAGAATGTGCAAAGTGTGGAGATATTACTAAAAGAACGCTACAACAACTTGACGAAGGGACTTTATGTTGGAAGTGTAATCCGTCTTCAAAGCCGGAGAACGAAGTTGCCGAATGGGTAGAATCTCTTGGACTCGATGTTGTAAGAAACAGCAGAAAGATCATTGCTCCAAAAGAGATTGATATTTACATTCCATCAAAAAAGGTTGCCATCGAATATAACGGATTGTATTGGCATAGTGAATTAAATAAAGAGAAATCATACCATTCAGATAAATCAAAGGCTTGCAAGGATAAGGGCATCTTTCTATTCCACGTGTTTTCAGATGATTGGGAACAGAAGCAAGATGTTGTTAAATCAATGATCAAAAACAAGTTAGGACTTAACAAGACAAAGGTTGCAGCAAGAAAGTGCAAGATCATCGAGCAAGAGAAAAACAAACTAATGGATAAGTTTTTTAATGATAATCATTTATTAGGGCATGTTCAAGCAACTAAAGGATTTTTCTTGGAATATAACGATCAGGTTGTTGCAGGAATTACGCTAAGAAAGCCTGCACACAGAAAATATAAAGGATCAGTTGAGGTTGCAAGGTTCACAACAAAGATCGATACAACAGTCCAAGGTGGATTTTCAAAACTTCTCAAGGCAGCAATCAAATGGGCAAAGGACAATGGTTATGAAAAAGTTATTACATATGCAGACTTGTCTCACGGCAATGGCAATGTATATGAGAAGAACGGATTTACATTCCTAAACGAAACAAAGTTAAGTTATTGGTATACCGATGGCATCTCACGCTACAATAGATTCAAATTCAGAGCACAAGATGGCAAAACAGAGAAACAAGTTGCAGAAGATAATGGTGTATTCAAGATCTTTGGTTGTGGGAATAATTTGTATGAACTGCCACTTTCTCCTTGATTTTCGAACGATTCTCCTTGACAAGTATCTTATATCATACTATAATATAAACAACATGAGAGGAGAGGTAAATGACAAAGGTATACGACATTCTAAAAGAGATCAAGGCGACATCAAAGAAGAACGAAAAACTTGCAATTCTTAAAAAGAATAAAGATAACGAATTGTTAAAGCAAGTTATCTATCATGCCCTAAACCCGCATTATCGGTATTACATGACAGAGAAGACGATCCCAGAAGATTATAGTATGATTAATCCTCAAATTACGCTTGGAGAAGCTATCGAAGATTTGTACAAACTTCATGAACGAAAGATCACAGGACATGCTGCAATTGAATATGTACATGGTCAGATGCTTGGGTTAACCCGAGAAGATGCAAATGTATACTATGACGTAATTCTCAAAGATCTTAAATCTGGATTCTCTGCCAAGACTGCAAATAAAGTGTTTGGCAAGAATTTCATTCCAACAATCCCATATATGAGATGTTCTAGTGATGATAAGCACCTTGCCAAAATCAAATATCCCGCCATTTGTCAAGAGAAAATGGATGGAGCATTCTGTAATATTGTTGTTCACGACAAGGAAGTTGATTTTATAACAAGGAATGGCACAGTATTCGCGGTAAACAATATTGTAAATTCTGTTCTAGGAATGACCGAAGAACAGGTTCTTATTGGGGAGATGTTGTACTTGGTTGATGGGAAGATTGCCGAGAGAAAGGTAGGAAACGGCAAGATCAATAAATTAATCAAGTCAGAACAGACAAGAGAATCAATTGCAAAGAAATACCAAGAAGCCACAACAATCAGACAAAGAGAAAAGTTGGATGAAAAGATTGCAGCTTTAAATCTTGATTTGTATCATATTGATACGAACATCGTTATGAAGGTGTGGGATATGATTCCATATGAAGATTGGATTAATGGCGAATACAATATGGCATACGAGGATAGGTTTGAAAAGGTAAAGGAATTGTGCAAGCACTGGATGAATAATGGATCAATTCTCCCTGTTGAATCGCAAGATGTCCAAGACGAAGAAGAATTCAGAAAGACAACAAGAGCATACATTAAAGAAGGAAAGGAAGGATCGGTTCTAAAGAACAAGACATCATTTTTCAAAGATGGAACATGTCGAGAACAAATCAAAGGTAAGGCCAAGAGAGATACAGATTTAAGATGTATTGGATGGGAGAAGGGAAAGAGTGGATCAACATTTGAAAATGGTATTGGTAGTCTAATCCTCGAATCATCAGACAAAAAGTTGAAGGTCAATGTAGGAACAGGATTTGCAAGATCTCAAAGAGGGCTTGAACCAATTGATACAAATAATATTGCAAAAGGATTGCAAGCCATTGAAGACTTTGACTTCGATCAGTATACAGGTAAGATTATCGAAGTTGAATATAACGAACTTATTGAAACAAAGTCCAACAGAGAGACGTACAGTCTATTCCTTCCAGTATTTGTTGAAGTTCGAAACGACAAGGATGAAGCAGATGGATTAACAAAGATTCAGGAGGATAATTAAAATGAAAGAAGAAATCAACATCCTCAAAGAACACCTCAAGAAGTTTGACAAACAATAATTAACGCTTTCTTTAACTATTTAGAGTGTATCATAATAGTTATGGAGAAGTGTATCTATGTCATATCCTGAATTTTCTCCTGCTTCTCAAATAAGCAGCACAGTACTACCAGAGACAGGAAGCGAAGGAAGTGTCCTTGCAGCCTTGCCATTTGGTATCTATCAATCAACTGCATTCCTTTCTGGAGCAGCAGATCAAGTAACATATGTGTATCGAAGATTAGGAGGAGACGTTCTTGATCTTGAGATTACAGAAGATAATGTGTATTCAGCATATGAAGAAGCTTGTCTTGAATATTCATATCTAATCAACATCCATCAAGCCAAAAACGTATTAGGTGATGTATTAGGTTCGACAACGGGTTCTTTCGATCAGGATGGGAACATTATCGATGGAGCACAGAATGTTGAATCAATGTACCCTAAATTTGGATATGCCTATTCAAGAAAGGTATCTGATGCTGTAGGATCTGCAATGGCTATTGGAGGCTCAGAACCCGTCTATTCTGCATCTTTCGTGATCAAAGAACACCAGCAAGATTATGACCTACAAGAGATCATTAGTACATCAGTTGAACACTCTGGAGCAGTAGGAAACAATAGGGTTCTCATTAAAAGAGTGTTTTACAAGACTCCCCATAGTATGTGGAGATTCTATGGTTATTATGGTGGACTCAATGTCGTAGGTAACTTGCAGAACTATGGGCAGTGGGCAGATGATAGCTCATTCCAGGTTATCCCAGCTTGGCAGAACAAGATGCAGGCAGGAGCATTTGAAGATCACCTATATACAAGAACATCTCACTACTCATTTCAGGTAAGAAATAACAAGTTGAGAATTTTCCCTGCTCCTACATTTGCAGATCCTCACAACTTCTGGGTCGAATTCATGGTTGATGGAGATGCTTGGGATGAAGACCCAAACAATCCAACTGGGGTTACTGGGGTAAACAACATGAACACCATTCCTTTTGAAAATGTACCTTACGAAAGTATTAACTCTATTGGTAAACAGTGGATCAGAAGGTTTGGGTTGGCCTTGATTAAGGAAACGTTAGGACAAGTTAGAGGAAAGTTCACATCTGGTATCCCATTCCCTAATGGTAACGTAACATTGAATGCGTCAGAACTATTGACACAAGCCAAAGATGAACAAGAGAAGTTACGAGAAGAACTAAAAACAATCCTTGATGAATTGACGTATGCCAAATTGGCAGAGCGTGATGCCACAATTATGGATAACACATTAAAGGTAAATGAAAAGATCCCTCTCTTCATCTTCCGAGGATAAAAAAATATGAATAAAGAAACAATCAAAAATCTAATTTTAAATGAACATCAAAAGTTTCTTAGAGAGGCAACCACTGGGAAAGGTCGTTATGGAGAAGATATCACCATTTCAGACATGTATTCTGATGAATTGATGCGCTTTTTGGATGATGAATATGATGAAGAAGAAATGACAGATTGGATGATTTTGAATAATCGAGCTACAGATATGAATTTGCTGTGGAATTTGGCAATGAAGACTCCAAACGTTGATACTTTAGTTTCTATTATCCGAAGCAACAAGATGTCAGACGATATGTTGGAAGAGTTGAGAGTAGAGCTTTCGAAAGAAGATTACACAACACAAGATGCCCAAAGATTAAGTGAAGAATTCACAGAACGTTTGGGAGAAGAATTCCAAGTAGGGGATGCAGTATCTTATTATGATCACAGAAGACAAAGAACAATAAGAGGAACAATTGACGATATTCGAGGAGATAGGGCATTTATTCAAGAGCCAAATAGAGAAATGTTAAGTAACAGACCTTTTAGCGACTTGAGAAAGGTAAGGGAAATTTCTGCATCCGGCAGGATAGAAAGAGAAGATCTCGAAAGACTGCCAACAGAAGAATTCCAAGTAGGGGATGAAGTGGAATACACTACACAAGTTGGAACGAGACAAGAGAAAGAACGAGGCGTGATTAGTGATACCTACAATACTTACAATGATAACGCTATTTATACTATATCTCTTTCTAGAGGAAGAAGTGCAGAGGTAAGAAGAAATGAAATTACATTAGTAAATAAAAAACCACCAATCCCAACCCAAGTCCTACAAACCGGAGATCGTGTATCTGTCAAATCAATGATGGGAGACAAAGAAGGACACATTATTGCAAAGCATGGCGACAAGTACAGCATTCAAATAGGACCAGACCATATCCTAAAAGGTGTGACATTGGATAGAATCAAAGTATTGCAAGCAAAGGCGAATATGCCAAAATCTGCCAAGTCAGATGAAGAAGTCCGAATGTCAATGATGGATTTTGATGATGAACCCGAGACAGAAAAAAATAAAGATGATGATGGAACAAGATTTGGTAGACTTGAACTTGATGAGGGCATTATTAAAAATTGGAAAGAAAATTTAAGAAAGGCCAAAGATCCAAACACATCACCTGACGAGTTGATAGAGCTGTCAAAAAACATTAGACCTGCAGTGAAAATGGCAGTTGCCGCAAATTCAAATACTCCAAGTTCTACACTGAAAGATTTGGCAAAAAGTAAACTAGGCAAAGTACAAGCTTTGGCGATCTTAAATCCAAATATCGAGGTTAGAGATATTCATATAGTTTTGGAGGAACTTGGAGTCAGTACTTCAACAAGATTAATTAGATTACTTCGCAGAAAGTATGGTCGTCGTTGGGAGACCATAGAACGAATTGGAAAGTTTGAAGTAGGAGATAATGTATCATTCTTGTGGACAGGTAGAGTTGATCCTCGGATATACGGAGTAATTGGAAGAGTTGAAGGAGAACGGGGTTATGGTACTGACAGTTATTGGATTGGTATTCCAAGAAGCCAACAAGAAAGGGATACAACTCCAACGGGGACGTGGGTTGACGGCTCAGAACTTCGTCTTGAAACGGGGACATCTTCAGAAATGGCCCAAGGAAGGGTTCGTCAAGGAAGTATAATTGAATTTGATGTATCTGGAGATACCTATATTGGGAGAGTTATTGGAATAGGCAGTGATGGGATGATTGTGGTTGATGTCGCAAATCATGAAGAAAATATGCGTATATCAAGAGAAAGTGTTGTAAGCATATCTAATCCTTCTTCGACAACTCTTCGGCCAGGAATAGAAGATGATTTTGAAAGAGAATTGGAAAATGTTGTAGATAGATACAGAGCTTCTCTTGCAAGTAAAGAGCTAGCCCCTAAACAAGGTGATCGCGTTGAATTCAAGGACTCCTTTGGTATTGCAACTATTGGCAAGATCCAGACAATTCATGACAATGATACCTACACCGTTGGAGTGAAAGGTGGAACGAAGCAAGTTGCCAAATCAAAGATTACAAAGATCCTCGACAAGAAGAAAGAGAAAACAGATCAAAGAGATGACACCCAATCAAGATTTGATATGTTAGATTTTGATGGTGGCAATACAACAAGTACCCGAGACAAAGAAACAAAAGAAAGGAGATTCAATATGTTAGATTTAGATGAAGCTCGAAAATTTATTAACGATCTTGTAAAAGAAGAATTGGAGAATGTTCAATCAACTACTCCAAAAGTAGGAGATGAAGTAACCGTTTCTTTCCAAAGAAGGGAAGATGAGCATGGCATCATTATTGCACAAAACCGAGAGCAAACCAGATTCAATGTCAAGATTGGTAAGGCACAAGTCATTAAAGGACTACCAGCAGAAAGATTAATTATTACAAAGGTTGGACCATCCCCAGAAGATAAGGATGGTAAACGAAGATTCAACATGATGGACCTTGACGATAAGGGTGTTGAAGTTGTTAACAATAGAGGCAGAGATGACGATCATTCAAGATTCAATCGACTTGAACTTGACGAGGCAAAAGAAATGATCAAGAAGTTAGTTATTCGAGAAGGGAAAGAGAGAAAGTAAATAATGACAAACGAATGGCAACAACCCCCAAACCGCCCACCAGCCCTATTCGCAGGGGACAAGGAAAGAGATTTAACTCATCAAGTAGGAAATGAGCTTATAGAAAGAGTAATGGGTACAGAAGTATTCTATTACCCTATCTCAAGAGAGTTGACAAACTACCATTCACTATATGGAGAAGCAATAACAAAAACATTCCTTCCAGCTATTAGAGTATATGCAGTAATTGCATGGGAAGGATACAAAACAGAGACGACAGAATTAGGTATTGATAAGAGACCATCAATTAAAATACATTTTCATCATAGAAGGTTGACAACAGATCAAGATTTGAATGTGACAGTTGGAGATTTTGTAAAGTACGGAGATAGCTATTTTGAGATCACAGAATTAAACGAACCTACTCCCGTCTTTGGTCATATTGAACACCAAGTAGAAATTGAAGCGATGTGTATCAAGGCAAGAAAAGGATTATTTCAAGGGCATGACGAATAATGGCAAACGATAATTCAACAATACCATTCCAAGCATCAACCTTGGAAACAATTGATGAAGGATTTTTCAACTGGGTTGACAAAGACCTTGATCTGTTTTGTGATACCAATACCGGATGGAAGAAGTCTCCCGTATTTTGGGTAGGAGCAGAACGATCATTCCAATCCAAAGATGACAAGGAGAGGTTTGACGACACTGGAGCATTGATCTTCCCTGCAATTACTATTGAGAGAAAGAGTATAAACAAAAATCCAAACAGTAAAGGATCTGCATGGGCAAACGTACCACCAGTAGGAGATCTCAAGGGTGGTAGCATCTCGATAACAAGAAGATTAAAACAAGACAAGACTGCCAATTACACAAATACACTTTCAAAGAGAAAGACAGGACAAGAGAACTTCCCAAAGATTACCAACAAGATGGTATATGAAACTATCACAATCCCAATGCCAGTTTATATTGACATCAATTATGAAGTAACATTGAGAACAGAATACCAACAACAGATGAATACATTGATGTCTCCATTTATAACAAAGCCTGGAGGAATTAACTACATTACCTTCGAGAATGAGAATCACAGATACGAGGCATTTATTCAAGAAGATTTTGCACAATCTAACAACGTCGATTCAATGGGAAATGAAGAAAGAAAGTATATCACAAAGATTACAGTTAAGGTCTTAGGATACATCTATTCCGAGGACAAAAATGAAGAACAACCAAAGATTGTAAGAAGAGAATCTATCGTAGAAGTAAAGATCCCAAGAGAAAGAGCACTAACCCAAGAAGAACAAGACTATATCACCCTAAATTCATAGTATAAAAACAACTTTACATTTTTAAGAACTATTTAATATAAAAGTCGTAGTATGTTTGAATAAAGGAGATCTATCAACATGTCAGTAAAGCAATTTAAATTTGTATCACCAGGAGTTTTCCTAAACGAAATTGATAATTCACAACTTCCAAATGTAGGGGATGAAATTGGGCCACTAGTAATTGGTCGATTTAAGAAAGGCCCTTCAATGCAGCCAGTTCTTATTGAAGATACTGACAAGCTTGAGCAGACATTTGGATTGCCAGATCCTGGATTATCATCTGGGGATGCTTGGCGAGATGGTACCTATACTAGTCCAACATATGGCGGATATGCTGCATATTCATGGTTAAAAAATTCAAATGTGCCTATCACTGTTGTTCGTTTGTTGGGTGAGCAGAATGATGATGCAACAAGCGACATTGGAGAGGCTGGCTGGAATGCTGGGCAGATTACAGAAGAGAACTATGGTGGAGCATATGGTCTCTTTGTTTTCCCATCTTCAAGTTCTGCAACAAATATTACTGGAGCTTTGGCTGCAACTTGGTACTTCCCAAACGAAATGAGTGGTGGAATCATGTTGTCTGGGACAATCGCTGGGGCAATTACCGAAACGACTGCGAGTAATGCACTACTTTTCGAGTCGGCAAATCAAGCACTTACTGTAGTAATGTCATCTGGGTCTACATTGCTAGATGCAAAGAAGATTACTTTTGATATGGATACTGTCCGTGACAAGTTTAACATGGATCCAACATTGACAAATACTTCTGTCACGCTGGCGGCAGATCAAAAAACCTACTGGTTAGGCGAAACTTACGAAAGAGCTGCAAAAGAAATTATTGGTACTGGTGAATATTGGGGAATGATTGTAGGATTAGAAGATTCGGCAGGAACTGTAGAGAAGTCAAATTACAATATGTCTCGTCAAGTTGCGAAGACTGGTTGGTTCTTCTCCCAGGATGTTGGAACAGCTACATCATTCGTTCCTTCCGCGATGCAAAAGTTGTTTAGATTGCACACTCTAGATTCTGGAGAGCACGATCAGAGAAATTATAAAGTTACAATTCAAGACATTAAAGCAGCAAAGGTAACTGGTGATTATGGTACTTTTACCATTCAAATCAGAGACATTAGGGACTTGGACAGTAAAAAGAACATCGTTGAGCGTTATTCAAACTGTAGTCTTAACCCTGCTGCAGATAACTATATTGCAAAGAAGATTGGAGATCAATATTACGAATGGGATTCAACACGAAATGTTCTGTTAGAGAAGGGAACTTTTGAAAATAAATCAAGGTTGGTAAGGGTTGAAGTAGATACGGTTGTTGCATCTGGTCGTGCCAATAAGGTATTTTTACCATTCGGTGTGTACGGCCCAGAAAAGATTAAAGATACAGTCATTACAGAAGCTGTTGTGACCCCAGATACGTTGGTTGTTGGTAGTGGTTCGATTTATAAAGATTTGGTAAACTGGGAAGAGGGAACAAACGAATTCTCAAGTTCTTTTGCAACAGATTTTACATCAAGCTTGCAGTTCCCTTCAATTCCGCTTGTTGAGTCAAACCACCCTTATGGTGGCACCTTGAAGGAAGATATGCACTTTGGAGTCGATCTTCTTAAGAGCGGAAGCTTGACAGCATTTGAAGGAAGTGTTGTTGATCTTGTAAGATCACTTCCCGCAGACGGGGCAAATCCAGGAAGTCCAATTGATTCTACCTTTACAGAGCAGTCTTGGTACTTCACTCTTGAC